GCCCCGCGAACGCTTTGGCGAGTTGCCGAGGGTGAATGTATCAAATGAGACTAACTGAAAACGACTAAAACAAAGACCATGAGTGGCCCACCAAGAAAACCCCAAGCGCTAAAGAAAGCGGCAGGCACATACCGAGAAGACAGGCATGGCGGTGGCCTTGAGCTGCCAGCACAAAAACCGAAAACGCCAGACCATCTCGATGCTATCAGCCGCGAGACATTTGACCGTCTAGCCAACAGACTTGAGAAGCTTGGTGTCATCAGCGACCTTGATGAGATGAGTCTCGAGATGTTGGCAGAGGCGTGGGAAGACTACAAGGCCGCGCGTTCCATCATTAAGAAACTAGGCCCGACCTATGAGAGCGAGACAGCCACGGGAACGATCCGAAGACCGAACCCAGAGATTGCCATTATGCAGGAGGCTTGGAATCGCGTGTACAAACTCATTCAACACTTCGGACTCACGCCAAGCAGCAGAGCAAGAGTTGGCAAGAGCGAAGAGATTGAGGACATTGATGACCTACTAGCATGAAAACAATGAACAGCCTCAGCGGAGGCAAAACATCGAGCTACATCGCGGCACACTATCCTGCTGACTATGATGTCTTTTCGCTCGTCCGCATTGAAGACCCTAACTGCCGATTCAAAGACGAGAAGATTCGCAAAGAAATCGAAGACCGCATTCAAGCGCCATTCATCGGAACAGCGGAGGATGACACCATTATCTACACGATGCTCGACCTAGAGCAGTTCATTGGTCGACCAATCACTTGGGTCACAGGCAGGACATTCGATGACATAACGACTCGAAAAGACAAGGTCTATCTTCCAAATAAGGTACAACGATTCTGCACCGTAGAGATGAAAATACAGCCCATCTTCTATTGGTGGGCAGAGAATGTAGGCGAGCCTGTAGAGACACGGATCGGCTTCAGAGCGAATGAAAAGCGCAGAGCAAAGAACATGCTTGAGCGATGCAATGAAGATGGACTGAGTGTGTTCAAGGCTACATTTGAAAAGCGCAAGGATGGTCGAAACAAGTGGGAGGATGTGCCATATCAAAAACCAGCCTTTCCTTTAATTGATGACAACATCTTCAAGGACAAGATTGAGGAGTTCTGGCGCGATAAGCCTGTGCGCTTTGCATGGATGAACAACTGCGTCGGATGCTTTCACAAGACTCCAATGCTATTGAAGAAGATGTGGGAGAAGCACCCAGACAAGCTTGAATGGTTTGCACGCAGAGAGCGTGAAAGTATAAACAATGCCACATGGCGAAGTGATGTGACCTATGACAAAATCAAGGAATGGAACTCTCAGTTTGAGTTGTTCGATGATGACTTCAATGAGTGTGACTCTGGATATTGTGGGATATGAATAGTGAACGCGTCATCAAATTCATTGAGACCTTCTGCACCCATGTCAAGGGTGAGTGGGCACGCAAGCCATTCATACTTGACGATTGGCAGAAGACTGACATCATTGATCCACTATACGGCACCCTCAATGACTTTGGTCTGAGGCAGTATCGCACAGCCTACATTCAAATCCCTCGCAAGAACGGCAAGAGCAACCTCATCGCAGCACTTGGCTTGTACCACCTCTTCGCAGACAAAGAGCCTGGAGCCGAGGTAATCGTTGCGGCAGGCGATAGGTCTCAAGCGGGAATCATCCACGAGATACAGAAGCAGATGGTGATGAACTCACCCATCTTGTCAAAGAAGTGCAAGGTCTACCGCAACAGCATCGTGCTCAACGATGACTCTTCCTTCATTCAAGCCATCAGCGCGGATGCCAACACGAAGCACGGATACTCCATCTCTTGCTGCTTGTTCGATGAGGTACACACTCAACCGAACCGAGAGCTCTGGGATGTTCTAACCACCGCGACAGGCGCACGCCGCCAACCACTCACCCTTGCCATCACAACGGCAGGACACGACAAGCAGAGCATCTGCTATGAGCTCTACGACTATGCACGCAAGGTCAAGGAGGGCATCATCGATGACGCAAGTTTCTTGCCTGTGCTATATGAGACCGAAGACGGTGATGACATCCACAATGAGCAGACTTGGCGCAAGGTGAATCCAGGGCTCGGCACATCGCTGAAGTTTGAGTACATCCAACAGCAAAGCGAGAAGGCCAAGCAGCTCATCACCTATGAGAACACCTTCAGACGCTTGCACCTCAACCAATGGACTAGCTCAGAGGAGAAGTGGGTCAGCGATGAGGACTTCACGAGCGGATGCACCGACTTCAACCCAGAGGACTTTCATGGCATGGAAGCGTGGGGAGGTCTTGACCTCGCAGCCACCGAGGATATCACAGCCTTCGTGCTCATCATCCCAGATGGCGATGGCTTCAAGGTAATCCTCAAGGCTTGGGTCACAGAAGCGGCGGTCATTCGCCGAAGAGGTCGCACAGGGGCCGACTACGATGCCTTTGTTCGCAAGGGGTTGCTCACGGTGACAGACGGCAACTCAACTGACTACCGCATCCTCAGACGCGACATTCTAGAGATGTGTGAGGAGTACAATGTCAAAGGCATTGCTTTTGACCGATGGAACTCAAGCACGCTGATCCCCGACCTCGTGGACGATGGCCTTGAGTGCTATCCATTTGGACAAGGCTTTGCCTCGATGAGTGCACCTGTCAAGAATCTCGAGATTCTCATTCGAAGCGGCAACTTGGATCACGGAGGCAATGAACTCCTCAGATGGATGTGTAGCAACATTCAAATCAAGAAAGACCCCGCAGAGAACTTGAAATTCGACAAGGCCAAAAGCTCTGACAAGATTGACGGCATGGTGGCTCTGGCTATGGCCATGGGTCAGTACATGATTGACCGAGCAGAAGACCGAGATGACGATACCATCTACGGCGAACGAGATATTCTAATCCTCTAAGCAATGAACTACTTCCAAACATCCACTAGCCCCATTGGGCGCAACTCAGAGACCAACGAACTGCTAGAAAACGAACTGCAACGCCTTCGCGATTTGTTCATAGAAAAGAACGAGCAGTACAATGACTCGCTTCAGCATCCTATCAGCACCTTTCACAAGGGCGATGTCGTGAGCGGCATCTGCGCTCGACTAGATGACAAACTCGGGCGCATACGGCAGGCGGGCATCAACGAGGACACCATCGACACGATTGATGACCTCATCGGCTACCTCGTGCACTTGAGGATTGCGCTGAGGAAGGGGAAATAAAAAACCCCGCACTTGGCGGGGTCTTGTTTGAGTGGCTTGAGAATTACTTGAGGGCTTTGATGGTTAGACCTGCGGCGAAGATATTGATGGTCTCTAATGGTTTAAAATCCCAATCGATGTCATCGAGGTGTTCATCCATCTTGCAGATTTGAAAAGTGCTGAACTCTTCGTTCTCGGTGTTGTCGTTCTCGGAGTTAGGGCATACAACCTTAAAGGTGTTATTCACTAGGATAGAGGGAGATGAATCGTTGCCGTAGGAGATGTCCTCCGCTTGTAGACCTAATGATTCAAGTGTCTCGATGTAGTTGGGGACTGCTGTCCAAAATGCGTTGCTCATGGCTTTTTTTGTTTTTGGTTATAGTGTAAAGATATAAACATTTGAACAATCACCAAACTTTGTCAAAAGTTTTTTTAGTCAAGATTTCGTTCTTTTTGGTATTTTTGCTATGGACTAAACTATTAGCATGGAGCAACGGCCAACCCTCCTGCAACGAATCTTTCGTGCATCACCCGAGAACCCAAGCACAAGTCTGGCGAAGCCAGCATCGTGGTTGTACGACCTATTCTTCAAGTCTAAGACAGGAGAGCCTGTAAATGAGCAAAGCGCGATGGCATTCTCTGCCGTATTCGCAGCCACTCGCATCATATCTGAAACCATCGCCTCCTTGCCTTTGGATGTCTATGAGCGCCAAGGACAAGGCCGCATGCGTCTGACGGATCACCCACTTGCCAAACTACTCAAGCAACCAAACGGAACGCAGACCGACTTCGTATTCAAGGAGTACCTACAGGCGTGCATCACATTGCACGGCAATGCGTACTGCCACATTGAGCGCGATGCAGCAGCTCGCCCCATCGCCTTGCACCCAATTCACCCAAACAAGGTGCAGGTCAAGGTGCACAACGGCGAGAAGTTCTATGTAGTAAATGACAAAACAACCTACGCAGATTATGAGATGCTTCACATCTTGGGTCTATCCCTTGACGGCATCACAGGAATCAGCGTACTTGGAGCAGCACGCGAAGCCATCGGCATCGGTCTTGCTGCCCAACAATTCGGCGCAGAGTTCTTTGGGAACGGCGCAAACCTTGGAGGCATCTTAACGCACCCTGGTCGCTTGACCGACGATGCAGCGAAACGCCTCAAGGATTCATGGACACGAAGTCACTCTGGCCTCAACAAGGCCCACTCGACTGCTGTCCTTGAGGAGGGCATGCGCTATGAGCGTGTCGGTATTCCACCAAACGAGGCGCAATTCATTGAGACTCGCAAGCTACAGGTGACCGAGATCGCTC